CAAAATTATGATAATTTTCTTTACCAAATACATCAATTATGTTTTCTTTTTGTAATACTTTAATAAATTCAATTCTTTTTTGATGACCAATAAAAAACTTTTTACCGCTCATAATGGAAGCTATTTTATTTTCGGTTTTATTAAAATTGTCTGGAATATTTTTTAGTCTCCATTGAGCAGGGTTTAATTTATCATGCACATACATAAAATCTTTACTGGAAGGTTGTTTCCATTTACCCCATGATTCTTTCATAGCATTGGGTTCCATTGAAAAAACCAATGTTTTATTAGGATCATAATAAACAGATTCGTCTTTTGGCATATTTAAAATGACATAATAATCTATATTAGAATCTCCATCAGTAATTTGAATATTTTCATAAATATCAAGTTTATTGGGAATCATTAACTTGAATTCATCAACTAATTCTTTATTTGAATCCCAAAAATTTCCAATTAATTTGACTCGTTTGATAGGTTCATTTTGTAAAAATTTTTTGGAATAAAAATCCTTTTTAATATAAATACCATCTTTTTGTTGGAAATAGGGAGAAGATTGGAGGTTGGAAATATCTTTTTTGAAAAATCCCAAGGTATTAACGCCACAAGCCTTTGGATGGTTGGAACATTCTAATAATAAGGATGAAATAGCTTGATTACCTTTATAATGTAAATCACTACCAATTTCATCTTTTTGAGGAATAAATATAAATTGGTCAAAAATATTATTATGATTTAAATGGAAAGTGATTTTTTTAGATCTATCAATATCGGTTTTTAATAAACATTCTTCTTTCATTAAATCAAACCCTCCTTGGTAAATAGGATGAGGGAAACAATCTAACATTTTAATTTGTTTATTTTTTTCCAAATTTAATAACCACATATCTAATGGTTCTTGCATAAAATATTCGGGTGATTTTTCAATAATAGAACATAATTTTTTAGCTCCATTAGGGCTTATAATATATCCAGCTGTAGTTCTATATAAAGGAGTATTAAAAACATCCTGTTGAAATAAATAATTTCTCTCATAAAAAGAATTGCCTATATCAATAAATACAGTTCCTTTTTGCGAATCTTCAAGTTTATGGGACTTCATATAACAATTCGAATTAAAATCGTAATGGGGAGTCCATTGACCAGCTATAAATAAAATATCCCAATCAACTTTAATATTTTTGATATTTTCAAAAACTAATTTAAGTTGGTTAAATGTTTGGTCATGGACCATAATATCATCTTCGAGTATCATAGTAGATTTTTGTATGGTTTTCCACAGATCAAAATGACTTAACTTGCATCCGATTTCTCCAAATACGACTTGTTGGTTGTCAATGAATTTCAATAAAGAGAGAAATTGATTATAAAAAGGAAGGTTATTTCCGTCAACAGCGGAATATCGATTGAATTTAATTTTTAATTTCTCTCTACAGTAGTTTAATCTATCTTCTCGTTTATCCAAATTAATAAGTGAACAAGGAAACAATTCTTCTTTTGTAAATTGATTTTCATCATTTAATTCATAGGCGTTAGGTAAGTTTTTCAAATGTCTTTCGGAAGTAAGTCTTCCAATATGTCTATTGGTTAATAAATTAAAAAAGGCTGATTTGAAACCAAAACTAGTAAATTTATGAGCATAATCCATTTCGAAAAATTGATTGGGACTATCAAAATTACCAATAGAGAGAATAGAAGAAACATCAATAAGAGAAGGGCGGAAACTAAAATTAGGCCAATAATAACAATTGGGGATATTAGGAGAGAAATTAGGTCTATAATCGTGAATAACAAAATCTTTAATAGAAAAATCCACATGACTTTTGATGTTATAATTTTCAATAGTTTCTCCATAATTTTTATTAAAAAGGATTTGTTTAACATGAAGGTGTTTCATGAGCTCGAGACCTTTGATAGCATGAGAAATATAATCCATTGGATAATAAAATAAAAAATCGTCTTCCATATGAATCCAATAGGTTGGTTGGAGAGATTTCAATTTATTCCAAATAATATTCATACTTGCTCTATGTCCTTTTTCACTTTCATTTTTAAAATAATATTCTATAAAGGAATATTTTTCTTTCATTTTCTCTCTATCTTCTTCACTTGAGTTATCATCCACACAAAACCAATAATCTATTTTTTCTTTGTCTTCCCATGTATTCAAAATAGAATTAACAGTTTGTTCAAATAAATCGAATCTTTTACAAGTAGTAAATGTAATAATAATTTTAGGATTTGTTTTATTTTGAAAATTGTAGGGAACATATTTAGTAAAATGTTTACGATTTTCTTGAAATAAAATATTCCAGATTTTTATATGTGAATTGGAAATAGAAGTGTCTCGGGAATTAATATTAAAAATATGACTATAGGATTTGAAAAGTTCAAATGAATTGGAATCTTGTTGAATTTGAGGAATATAAAATTGTAAATTAGAAAAAGTTTGATTTAATTCAATACTATTTTGTAGGCAATTAATAAGTATTTTTTTGCAACATTCATATCCAGATTCTTTATCTTGTACATAAAAGGAAGAAATGGAGTTAAAGAATTCTAATTTATCATTATATTTATCTTCAAATAAGAATAATTTATTTTGAAGATTACGCTTATAATTTTTATAATTTTTATAAAACATATTTACCATAGAATGTTGTGATTTGGAGTAGTAATATTCAACAGCATTAACAATACCTTCGATTCGTTCATGATCATATTCAATTGATTTGGTAAAATATTTAAGGGAATTAGTATGGTCATTTTTAAATTTATATAATTCACCGAGTTGATAACAAGAATAGAATTTTTCTTGAGACCAATTATTAAGAGTTAATACTTTTTCATACCATTCTATAGATTTATTAATATTGCCAGCATCTTTATAACTTTGTGCACAATAAAAAGCATATCTATTGGCGAGGCCTCTGTCTTTTTCTTCCTCAAAGCCTTTGGCTAATATTTGTGCATCTTTTAAATATTTTTGTGGATCTTTACTTCTGGCTCCTGATTTACCAGATTCAAGATAATAATCTCCTTTTATTGAGCTAGTTGAAATATTAGGAGAAATAGCAGATAAATATTCATGCAACACTCCTACCCATTTCCACTGTTTTCTATTATTAATTAACAACGGTCGAACATAAGTGAATCCTCTACCAAATTGAATATCATATTTATCAAAGGTTAGTCTCATAGGTAATTTAAAATCACCATGAATAGAATCATCAGCATCAAAAATGAATAAATAATCTGATTTGTTAAAAGCGGATTGTAAAGCAAGTGTGCGATTAGTGCCAAAATCACTCCATTTATGTTCAACTAGTTCACCAGGAATATTTTTCATTTTAAAGTAATCAATAATAACTTGTTTGGTATTATCAGAAGAACCAGTATCCGAAATAACCCAATAATCAAAATGTAAATAAGAAAATAAATTATCAAATGTTTTAGTAATAACATGTTCTTCATCTTTAACTATCATGTTAAGGCATAAAGTTTGTTTTTCAAGTATTTCCATATTAATATTACTCATATAAGGAATATCAAAATAAGTTTTTAAATAAAAAATAAAAGTAATTCTTTTTTATTATAATAGTATATATGTCATTTTCAAGATTTTATGATGACCCATGTAGAATAAAAAAACAAAATCAAGAATCAACAGGACCAGGAAGATATATGTTAAATAAACCTGGATGGGGAGATAAACCTTGTTTTATGGATGATACTTACATTAGAATGCAAGAGTGGGGTGCAAATTTAAGAACCGATTCCATAAATCTAGAGAGTGATTTAATGGGGTTATCCAGAACTTTAACAAAAGATTGCGAGAGTAATAATTATAAAACAGCCGAAGTTAAGTCACAAAAAATAAGTTATCCCACTTGTAATCCATTTACCGAACAATCAAGAGTAACGAATCCAGCCTGGTGGTATAGAGATTTAGAACAAGTAGATTGGTATATTTTACCTTTAAATCCTCAAGAAAATACATGTATCCCATTTCAAAATAATTTAAATACAAGAATATTGGAAAAGGATTATTTTGTTGCTGAAGCCCCTTGTTTAACCAATGGAGGAAGTGATGTTTTAAGTGCAGAAGCTTTTAGTGGATTTGGAAATAAAAATGTTAATAACTGTTCCAATACAAGAACTTGTGGAGAGGTTAAAAAATAAATAAGTAATAATTTTTTATAAAAATATATTACATATATATAATGGAATTAGCAGTACCACTAGTAGCATTAGGAGGTTTATATGTAGCTTCAAATCAAGAAAAAAAGAAAGAAGGATATCAGAATATGGGGAAAAAATTTAATGATTCTCCTGTTCCACCCCCTATTAATTATCCTAACTTAGCACCTGTTAATAATTCAAATCCAAATAAATATAGAGACCCTAATACAGTAACAGATAGATTTTTTAATCCAAAAATTTACCAAGAATTTGCCAATGGTCCGGATCAATTTGGGAACATGTCAAAGACAAACGATTTTAAAAGTTTAACAGGAGAGACAGTGCAAAAATCAGATTTTAAGCATAATAATATGGCACCTTTTTTTGGAGGGAGGATAAGAGGAAGCACCCAAAATCCTAATATATCTGAAACCGTTTTAGATAATATGGCTGGGGTAGGCAGTCAACAAATAAAAAAACAAGAACAGGCACCTTTATTTGCTCCTCAAAAAGATATAAGATATGCTAATGGAGCACCCAACAGGAGTGATTTTTATCAATCTCGTGTTATGCCTGGTTCTAAGATGGCTAATGTAAAATTATGGGATGAACAAAAGGTCGCTCCTGGATTAGATGCAGGGTATACTACGCAAGGTCAATTAGGATTTAATTCTGGTATGGCTGCTCGTGATAAATGGGTTGATAGAAATGTGGATCAATTGCGTGTTGCTACCAATCCCAAACTAACCTTTGGTTTAGCAAATCACGAAGGTCCGGCTTATAATTTTATTAAAGCCCCAGCAACTCAAGAAACTCAAGGTAAAGTAGAAAAATATTTACCTGATACCTATTTTATTAATACTCCTGATAGATGGTTAACTACTACTGGTTTAGAAAAAGGACAAACATCCCGAGCTATACAAGTAGAAAGAGCAGTCAATAGAGCCACTACATCTATGCAATATTTTGGTGCTGATTCAAATCCGGATGGAACCAAAATGTATACACCAGGCGAATATGAACAACCTAAAAGACCACAATTAGAAGCCAATCCTATTTCAAACTGTAATGCAGTAGGAAATGGTTCAGCCAGAGTAACTGATTATGGTGCGGATGGTTATAAAAATGTTGCTAATAATCGTTCCACTACCAATACCTCTTATTTTGGAGTAAATGGATTTTTAAGAGCAGCAGTAGCACCTTTGATGGATGTCTTAAGACCATCGCGAAAAGAAAATGTAATTGGTAATATTAATCCTACTGGTAATGTTCAACAACATGTATCTGGATTACCAGTTTATAATCCAGCAGATAGAACACCTACAACTATTAGGGAAACAACAG